ATAATGTCTATTGCCAGTATCATTTGGTACTGACATGGAGCCATTTACTAAGTAACCACTGCCTTGTATTTTTACTGTGTTAATCATAGTTTATATCTCCGCATCAATAAATGCTGTTAAGGTTATAGGGACACCAGGTGCCCAGTTCGCAGAACCGTTTATAAGTGATAATCCGGATACTGTAGAGCTTGCAACTGCTACAGTACCTGCAGAACCACCACCAACACTAAACAAGGCATTACTTATTGTAGGTTGTACTCGCATAGTAGTTGAAAACGTGAAAGCACCGCCGGTAGCTGTGTTACTACTATATGTATAACCAAGGCTAAAACTAGCATACTTATGAAAATACCTTTGGCACAAAGCTAATTCTTCACCATAACTTCTATATTCAAAATCTGTAGCTACTGAACCTTGTTCTAGTTGGACTCCTGTGAGTCTAATAAATGTATTACCAACTACAGTATAAGTTATGAGCACCCTTAAACCATTGCTAACCGCAGTAGGCAGTGGACTAAAACTGAATGATTTTGTACCTGTAGTTGAATCTGTTGTACTTTGACTTTCTATTAATGTAGAGGTAGTAAAGTTGTCTACCGAGTTTGCGGAGTAAAGTTCAACTTTTATATTGGTAACAGATCCAGATGCAGTTGTATGATTCAATTGTAATGTTACGTTCTTGCCTTGTAATCTTATTGAAGAGGAACTCTCTATACGTTGCTCTATACTGGCATCACCAGATATATCTCTATTGATATAAGCATTACTTGAAAAGCCTTGAGCCGACCCTGTAAGATTTTTACTTATGCCAGCTATACCAAGATTGATCATCCATCTGTCAGCAAAGTACCCATTAGCAAAGCCACTAGTACCTCTTTGCCATATATCAAATCCACCATTGATAATATAATTCTTACCTGTAGCTGTAGTAGCAATACCAGTTAATTGGCTACCGTCTCCTGTGGGTGCTAATACACTTATCCCTATATCTGCATTTTTTAATATTGTTGCATCTGCTGGTTCTTTCTCTACATCTAATTCATTAATAGCCGCTTGGACATCTGTAGATGCTATATTACCTGATGGTGTATTGGTTATATTTGCGGCTACGTGAGTGTGATTATTTAACGCTGCATCAGTAATCCCATATCCTGCTAGTGTAGTCGGGTTTGTTCCTGCCGTAACTTGACCTTTTGCATTTACTGTCATTGACGTATATGTGCCAGCTGTTGTAATATTCGGTAATGTAACTGCAATTGCCGTGTTACCTGAACCAGTTGCATCCCCACTCAGTGTAATTGTTTCATTACCGGTTAAATATGTCGTTGTAATGTCTTCGTATGATTTAACCCACGCCGAGTTGTTATATACGTGAAGAGCATTTAAATCTGTACGGAAGAATAATTCTCCTGTACTTGGGGTGGCCGGGAACGCTGTTCCGCTGGCCACCGTAAGTTTCGATACAACATTACCCGATATAGATTTACCTATTATAATCATTTAAATTCCTCTATACGCAGCGAACTGCACCTGTCTGTGGAGATGTAAAAGACACAGTTACTTGATTTGCATTATCAATTGTAATATCTAACGGTATTATCTTTTTTAAAGATCCATTTTGATCTATCATTACATCAACTACCGGTCCGTTAGCTTGATTTAAATTGTGTACAACTACCCACGATGCACTTGCAGTTGTTTGTGTATAATTAAAACCGCCTGCTTTAGGTATATTTGATCCTATTAATAATCCCATAATGTTCTCCTTATACCGCTGTTGCTGAACCGACTTGCGGTGTTGTAAATGTAATCGTAGCTTGGAAATTGCTATCATGCACAATTGTATTTGGTATGACTTCTACATTTGCTACAAATGCTCGTATAACCGGATGATAACCTAAACCATGCGGTATAACCCATGTTGTCGATGATGTTGTTTGTAAATGTTCGTATGTGTAATTTGGTTTTTGTCCACCTTCTAACGATGGTTGGAGTACTACGGCACGACCGACACTTGCTACACCCAATGTTACAACCACTTGATTATTAGTTACTATAGTAACATCCTGTGGTATAATTAATTTTTGGTCTGGTCCATAAATTTGCACAACCGGAGTACCAGTATTTAAATTATGGTTAATTGTCCATATTGTGTTATTGCNTGTTTGATAATGTATATATGTTGAAATTTGTGTAGTAATCGGAATCCATGCTGGAATACCTTGTGCAATATCTGTACATATATATAAAATTTTATTTTTAAATACTAATCGACCTACGACTGGGTTTGCTGGAAAATTAGCCTCAACTCCAAGTGCCATTTGCTGCACTTGATTTTGTAGCATATCTATATCCCCGTATGATTTCATGCGTGTTTCTCCTAAATAATGTAACTATTAATATTTATATTTATGCTTGTTCCTTAAAAATAATGTCAACAAGCAAACAAAAAAAGGGATAGTTTCCTATCCCTTCTTCTGTGATTTTGCTACTTGTAGTTTAATTTAATTAAACTGCTGTGTAACCTGCAAGACCCATTACAACTACTTTAATTGCTAATGCAGTATTTAAAGTAACTGTTAGACCTGTTGTTGAATCAAATGTTACACTGTTTGGTATAATCTGTTCATTTGTAACAGAATCAATAACTGTAACATTACAGTATTGAGAACCAATGTTATGTGTAACTGTATGACTTGTTGCACTTACACCATCGTATAAGAAGTAACCACCTGCAACACGTGCTGCAACACCTGTTTCAACTGCTTTAATAGTTGTATCTAATACGTTGTTTGCATTCTGTACTGAAGTTGCAGCTGCTAAGTAGTTAGTTGTGCTATCAGCAACAAATGTACCTGATGTTGATAAACCAACTGCTGTTTCGATTGCATTTACTTCTGAATTTAATGCTGTTGCAGTAGTTTCAATTATACCAACACGACCTTCAACTTCGTCAATTGCTGCTTGTGTATCTGTTGCAAGTAAGCCCGAAGTTGTATTGCTGTACGTTACAACTGCCGCTGAATGAATGTGATCACCAGGAGCTGCTGTTGTAGATGTAGTACCTAAAGCAACACCAACTGCATCAGCTGTAACAACTAATGTACCAACTGTGCTTGCTGTACCAGGAGCGGAAACAACGGCTAATGGTGTACCAGCACCACCAATTAAACCAGCACCAGCTACTGTTGCAGATAATTCTAATTCCGATACACCACTTGCTTTAAGGAATAAACCATTTGTAGCATCTTGGTTAAACTGTAATAAGTTTGTTTTTAAGTGCAATTGTGAACCAGTCAATGTATTTGATGTTGAACCATCTGATGTTAAAATTAACGCAGCGTTTGCAGAGTTGTAAATATCAATACCAACTTCATCTGATGGTAAAGCAACAATACCTGCACCCATGTTAACGTCAACTTGGTTACCAGTACGTAAAAGACCAATACCATCTACAAACGATGTAGCACCACTAAATGGTGTAAATGTAATTGCATCTGTGCCAACTGTAACAACAGTTGAGATTTCAGTAAATCCTTGGTCGCCATTGATTGTACCACCACGTACAAATACTGCTGAACTGTTGATTTCATCAATTGGAGATACACTATCGAAGTCTGTTGCACGTGTCCATGCACCTGCAGCCACAACGTAAATACCGTTATCTGCTTGTATAGTTTGATCTTTAACAAGAACACGGTTACCGGCTACTAATGCTACACCGTCAACTGTTTGTGTTCCACTTAAAGTAATGTTAGCTGTTGTACCAGCTTCAACTGATTGTTTCCAGCTTAGACCTGCGATTGCAGAGTCAACATACGTTTTGTTCGTAGCATCTGTACCAACTGTTGGTGTACCAACATTTGTTAGTTTGAAGCCGTCTAATTTAATATTACCTGTAATTGTTGAAGTACCATTTGCTAATACAAATGATGCCGCATCCATTACTGCAATATTACCTAGACCCATTGATGTACGTGCTGTTGCACCACTTTCTAAATTCCAACGTGAGCCTTCTATACCACCTGTGCTAACAAGGAAGTCACCTGCTGCTGGTATGAAGTTTGCAATTTGATCTAAATCTTGGTCATATCCTTGAACATCGATACCAACAGTTAAACCTAAACGTGACTGTGCACCACCTGCGTTATCAAGTACATAACCGCCTAATCCATCACCGAACAATAATTGATTATTTGTTGGTGTTAAACCAGCTAGTGAAGTAAGTTGTGCGTCTAATGGTTGTTTGTTATCTAATTGTGGTTGAAGTGCAGATGTAACACCTGTAACATAATTTAATTCAATTGTTGTAGCTGTTGCACCTGTTAATTTATTAAGTTCTACTGCACTTGAGGTAACAGCATGTAATTTTGTTAAATCTGCTGTTGCAATACCAGATCCAGCTAGTTGGTTTACTTCAGCTGCAGATGCAGTTATATCACTGATGTTAGCTAGTGTAAGTGCTGTATTTGCCCATGTTGTACCTGTCCATACTAATGCTTCACCTGATGCAGCAGTTGTAATTGTAGTATCAAGTAATTCTGATAACTGATCTTTTCCGCTCATTGCAAGATCCATTTGTGTCAATGCATCCAACAATGATGTAGCACCAGTTACTGAAGCTAATGCATCTAAACTTGTACCATTAAAAGTACCGTTTGCATTAACAAACGAACCTAATGCAGTTTCAACGTTATCAACTTCGCCTTGTAATGCTGTAGCGTTACCGCCTGTAGCTAATGATACCCAGTTAACACCATCATTGATGTAAAACTTGCCATCATTGTTAAAAAATACTAAACGACCTTTTTCTGAAGCTAAAAACGTTGGCATTGTTGTGCTTATACGCTCAACTACCAAGTTTTGAATTTCAGACTGTCCGCCTGTGTTTAGTACTAAATTACCGTTTAATTTCATTTTAATATTTCTCCGTTAAAAATTCTAATTTATATGTTGTGAACTATTCACTGCTCCGATATAGTAGAGGCTAATATTATTTTTTATATTCGTAAATGAACAGGATATCCTGTTCTTCGTTATTATTTATATTAATTTTGGATTTTAACCGCATTTAGGGTTGATTCTAGTCACACAAGATCACTGTTTTACATACGTCTTACAGCGGTTGTAAGTGATTTTATATTTGAATTAAACGTCACTGGCTCAACTAGCAGTTTGCCAAGATCGTAATTTGTTACCATCATAGCAGGTACGCTGTCGAATATAAATGTACCTTTATTGCCGTGCTTTTCGATAGTAACTAATGTAATATTATTGCTTTTTAACGTTGCCGCTAATACAATATCATCTGTTTTAAATAGGTTCATATTAAAAGAATATTAAATGTAATGTTCCGGCTTGCGGTTCGCCAAAGCTAGCCGTTACGTTGTTTAAATCGTCAATAGTAAATGTATCTGGGTATATTTGTATATTATTTACATCATACGCTTGATATGCCACGCTTGTTGTTCCTCTGTTATGTGCTACGGTCCAATTAAATTGTGGAATGGTAGTAAAATCAACTGCAATACCATTTGCGCCCGAAGACGATGTAACCCTATACGGTAGAACTAAGCCCGTTGTTGCAGAAGTAGAATAAAAGAGCGGATTTGAAAATAGTGGTGGTTCACTTGATGTTAACAGCCCCGGTGTTAAATCGTCCACATAGTAATATGTACCAGGGGTTAATCCAGTGAGGCTATATAACATGCCAGTTTGCTGAATCTCAAATTCATTTGGACTTATTATTCTTGATATTATACCAAATCCAACTGTTAATTTACTTGTTGCATGTGCCAATTGCCAATCGGTACCATCAAAATATACTGCTTGAAATTTGGTAAAGCCGTGCGCAGTTTTATTGACTTTAAACTTTGTACTCCCATCAACAGCATCCCATGTTGATCCGTTAAATACTTCAATATGGTATGCATCTGTATTAAATCTTATTTGACCTGCATCTGGATGAATAGGCTGTGTTAATGTTGAGCCTGTTGGTAATCCAATACTATCAGGTTGATTTTGTGTAAATGCTGCATTTTTTACTAATCTTCCCATTATATTGGGTACGCGCTTATTGTTGCTGATACTGAATTAGGTGCTGAGCCAGTGACATATATTTCATCTAGATCATTTAGTAGAATTTTTTCCATATCCATAATATATGTCTCTTCTGCCACTAATGTAATATTTTTATATATAATTGTACTATTATCTACTACACTGCCCGTTGGTACAACGTGCATATCAATCGACACAGTTGCCGACGTATAGTTGCACAAGTACACGGTGGTAACTGCATGAGGTCCTGGTGCAGTAAATATTGCTGTAGGTGCTGTTCCTACTGGTGTATTCTGTATCATCTGTTATCCTTAAAAAATCATCGCAAAAATTAATGCCTGTGCCTTACTTACTAGCTCGCCAGTATTGCCTTCTGCATTTACATACGATAGGCCTGATCCAAATCCGTATGCTCCATTGTTAAATACTGTTACACTATTAACATCAGTTGGTAATTGTGTCGGAAATGTTTGTGGCAATGTTAACGGACTTTGCATTCTAATTTCATTATCGTTACTAACTAAAGAGTTGCCATTGAGATCTAATTGTCCGCCTAATACAGGAAATGGATCATCTTGTACCGCAGTGAGGCCAATGGTTCCTCCTGTATTTGATACAATGTAGGTTGTAGTTGTACCATCCGATAACATCCATGATTGCAAAGATTCATCCCAATATAATCTAGGTGTGAATATTCCATGCGGATTGTCTACACCTAGCGGTATTGTTCCTCGATCAACTTCTATTCCTGACTGTAATGATTGTAATGCTACTGCTGGGCTAGGTGACGAATCTATTGTATCTTTTGCCAATGTGATCATCGAATCTGTAATCGTTAGCTCAACTGAATTAACTGTTGTTGATATTCCATCAACTACTAGGTCACCGGCAATGTGCATGTTTGCATTGACCGTTGCATTACCATATAATGTTGTTTCTGTTGCTTCCAGATTAATTGCAGTAATATCGTTTTGCACAGGATCATTAGGATCATGATTCGCATCATTTATCCAAGCATGAACCGCTGAGGAATTTGGTTCATTTCCGGTGATTGACACTGCTTTTAGCAGATAATTTCCTGTTACTCGTTGACCTGTTGACATTTATCTCTCCGTTACTATATTTATGCCACAAACAATCCCCTCTGAAGGGGATTGATCATGTCATCTTACTTGTTTATATATCAAAGTCGTCTTCGTCAACTTGTGCTTTGTTGTCGTCGATTACATTGATATCGCTTACTGTAAACGGAATGTTAAACTGACCGTCGATTTGCACAGTGCGATTTTTAAATTTAGTAACGTTTTTAACGGTACCATCATCCATTGTAGATAAAACAATAAATTCACCTTCTAATAATGTGCCAGGTGCTTTATTTACCAGCGTCATTGTTTCTGTGAGTGTGCCGTCTGTAACAATATATCTACGTGTACCTTTTTGACGGACAATAGAACCACGTAATGTGCCTTCTAATGCGCCTGTAAATCTAAATGCTGAAACCTGGATACGGCCACCGCCGCCTGCTTTTGTTTCACCAAAAAATCTTTTGTGTAGTGGTCTTGCCATTTTGTTTTCTCCTTAAATAATTGTTCTACAATTTACGCGGTTGGCTTACCGCATAAGTTCATATGAACATTTGTATTTATTTGTCTTTAGCAGAAACCGCAGATAAATATTTATATGCTCATAGCAAATAATAAACCAATTAAAGTAATAGGCTTTGCACAATCTGCAATGACCGAAGACAATAATCTATGAAATGCTGATGATATAGACTGGAGCGATTTGTATGCCTAATAAAATTCTCAATGGTTTTACTAAGCTATAATTATATTATTTAATATTAGATAGCGGATTACACTGCATTTCCCACCGACGTTTACCGCAATCCCATAGTTTTAGTAATCCCATGCTCTTTGTTATTTCTCTCTCTGTAAAAGACGGGTCATGCCCTTGTTCGACTAGCTTATGGTTTGCAAAATTGTACCGATGTACTAATTTTTCCTCTCTGGGCTTTAAATACCAATAACTAGGAGGTATTTCCCTTGCTAATGTAAATCCAACAACATTATACACATTACCGGTACTCCACTCGTTATCCGAATACGAAATTATCAAAGATGGTTTGTGTTTATTAATAAAATGTTTCAGAATTTTACTCACTCCACCAGTTACTCTATGCTTAGATGCATATCGGACAAGCTCAATCGAATCACTTGATGCTTTTCCCATACCTACTCGCGGTTTGCTGAATGTTGTCAGTGCCACTAGCATATCACCTAGATATAGCCCATATCTGTATGTCGCCGGTGTATATCCTTGCACATGATATTTATTAAGGAATTCTTTGCTGTCGGCAGTTGGAACCGACTTCACCGTTAATTTTCGAGCATAGTATGTTTTAGAATTTAATCCCAGTTTGTTTTTAATTATTTCTTTTACTATTTCTTTTTTACTATGCCAAAAATTCGAAAACACCGTCAGAAGCTGTATTCCCATCTGTTCACACATTTTAAATTTTTCGTTGTGGTAGCTTCGAGTGATGTGATCAACATCTTCGTGGTGCCAATATACTCCATTCATTTCGATTGCAATGTTATAGTCCGGAAGATATATGTCCAATTCTTTTTTATTTGGCAACACTGATCTAGTATTTTGTATTATGTTTGTTATTCCTAAACTTTCTAAATACCGAACCATTTCAAGCTCATCTGACGATACATACGGCTTGCGTATCCCGCTTGCATTTAGATACTTGTACACTGTCTGAATATGTACACCGAGCTCGTCTGCAATTTCTTGTGGTGATTTTTCTTTATATAGCTGTGTTAATTCTTGCGTGTCGTTTAGCTTATCTAGATTTTTTTCAGGCCATTTTTGTTGCCAGAATCCATCTGATCGTTTTTGTCTAAACGTTTGCTTAATTTGATCACTATTGTTATAGTGCGGATTACCGTACTTTTCTAGCTTTGTTTGTTGAACCTGCTGTACCACGTGTTGCACACTGACACTATCACTATAAAATTGTCGATGGTTTTCTTTTGCTTTTGCTAATTGTCCAACATTTTTTACACCGTGAATGTTGATATTTGTTTGTTCTCTTTTTTGTTGTATCTCTTCTTTTTTGTCTGCCGAATATGCTAACTTAGTCAACTTAACTTTTTTTGATACAGCATCACGAACACATCTGCATTGTTTAGCTGGGCCGCACCCGGTATATCCATCTTTAAACGACTTAAACTTCTTTTGCATATTGTACGAACATGTGTTTGACTCATGTGTTACAGCTGAATATACTGCTTCGGCAAAATTAGAAGTTGTTACTAGTGTGTGGTTATTTACCCACTGAAATAACAGCGGATTATTTTTAATTATTTTAACGTAGTGCCTTGGCTTATCTTTTATTAGCTGTAGTATTTCTGCTTTTTGATCCATTAACATTTACACCTGTGATATAACATATTTATATTATACAACAAAAAAGCCCACCGAAGTGAGCTTTTTATATACTACGTGATTAACTTTTCTATTAAGAGAAAGTTAAGTTACTTACGCTAATTTCGCCTAAGTAGTCACCTGCGTTACCTAATGATGATGCAGTGTTAGAAAGTTCTAAGTAACCGTATCGTGTCATAAAGCTAACTGTTGGTTCGAATGTAGCTGGATCTAATACAACACCGCTTGACATTAAAGGAATGTATGGGCAGTAAAATGCTGGTGCATCTGATTCGCTAGAACCTTTATAACCAACTAATACTGGAGTTGCATCACTTGCATAACTATCTACATATACTTTCATTGCACTGTTTAAAGTACCAACGAATTTTGTATTTGTAGGTGCTTCAAATGTACCTTCAGTTGTACGTGCAAACGCTGAAGTTGTAGCTGATTGTAATACTGTTAATGAAGTAGGTGATACTACAGCCCAGTTACCAGCGCCACGACGTGTACGTTGTGCAATTTTGTTTGAAACACGGTTGATCAATACAGATAACGCTGCGTGTTCGTCACCAACAAAAGTAGCTGTACCGCTAACTGCTGCTTGATCGTAGTTTTCTTCTGTAGCTGCTAATGAGCGTAAAGAACCTAAGATCTCTTGATCAATTTCAGATGTAATTTCTTGTGCTAAAGCAGCCATAATTTCTGCTTCAACGTCGATACCATGCATTGAATTAGCATCTTGTGCTGCTTCAAAAGTCCAACGTGCGCTTAATTTACGTGTTTTAGCTTCAACTGCTTGTTTTAAGATTTGTACTGAAATCTTACGACCGCCTTGACCCTCAAGTGCAGCAGTTGAATCTGCTTTACCTGTTGCTAAGCTACCTGAGTATGCTGTTGCAATTTTAAATGGGCTTAATGCTTCGTCGCCTGCTGTTGTTGATGTATCTAGTGGCGCACCTGCTGTAACAGCAGCATCTTCTGCGTAACGTACACGCAAAGTATGGATTTGGCCAACTGGACCAGTCATTGGTTGAACACCAATTAATTCGTTAGCAATAACCGTAGGCATTACACGTCGAATAACTGGTAAAATAACGCGGTTTAATGTAGCAACGTTACCAGCTGCTGTAGTAGCTGATGACGCAGATTCTTTTAAGTAGCCTCTAGTGTTTTCTAGAACTACTGCCATGCTTGAACGTTTTGAACCTTGTAAACCTTCTAGGAGGGCTTCCTTAGTCTCATCCCAACGTCCTTCTAATAATACTTGTGACATTTTTAATATCTCCTGTTTATAAAAATTAGTTTAATTTAAAGCCCTGCCAAACGTTTAATGTCAATAACGTTGCCGTTATCTTCTTCTGCTTGTGGCTTGACGCTTTCTTTTTTGTTGCCTGTTACTGCTTTGCGTGACTCAACTAACGCTTGAGCTGATTTTTTAGCTTTTGGCGTATGTCTTGTTTCTGCTAACACTGTTGGCAAATACTTATCGAATGATTGCTTCAGTTTAACTGTTGCAATACCTTCTAACAAATCACGCATAATAACTTGCTTTTCTTTTGCAAGAGGAGCAAGTAAATCAGCTATTGTTTCTTTTCGTGTAGCTGACTCTTTTAATATACGAGCTTGTTTATCTTTTGATTTAATTAATGCTTTACTTTCATTAATTGATTTTGCTGCTTTATGCAATTGACTGTTTTTCTTGTCAATTACTGTTCGCAACTTACGAATTTCTGCATTTTCGTTTAAGTGGGTTACACTAAACTCTGATGCAAATGCTTCGAAAATTCTACGCCCGAAGTTATTTTCACGGGCTGATTTAATATCTTCATGCAATTGAGTTAATTCAGCGTTAAGATGCTGGCTTACAGTTTTACTCATTTTCTTAGCAGATTCACGTACAAATCTTGCACGTAATTCATTAAGTTTCTTTTTAGCATCTGATACTAAACGCACTTTAGTTTCTACTACTGCACGTTTATCTTTAGCAAATTCTGCAAGTTCACGCGACAATGCTTTCATTACAAAACTTTCTAGCTTTGCAACACCTTCACTGTTTACTTTGCGATCTTTACGTAATTCACTAATTTCTTCTGCTAATTTGTTTACCATGAAATCATTAAACTTCTTGCTAGATTCTAGCATTGATGTTCTCTGTTTAACACGGTCTTCCGCTAACTGAGCTTTCTCAGTGCGAAACTCTTCAATTTCTGCTTCTAATGATTCTGACACCATGCGATCTAGGGCTTCTACCATAACTGTCTTGTCATGTTCATAACGTGTGGCAAATTCCTCACGGAGTTCTGCCTTAACTACATCACGAGTTTCATCTAACTTTGATTCCCACGCTTCCTGAATCACTGTTCGAGTTGACTCGTTAACTAGTTCGCTATCTAATAATGGTTTTAACGCATCTAACATAACTTCTAATCTCCTAAATCTTAAGATCTTTTATAAGACGAATTACTTCATCTTTTAAAAATCTTTGAACTTGTATATCGCCGCCTTGTGCACGTGCAACTTCTAAAACATTATGACCATGCTTCATATTAAGAAGACCTTCATATATTGCTGTAGGGTATGCATTTGGCGCACTGGGTTGGGCAACAACGTCTACAGTGACAATTTCAAAGTCACTGACATTTCCTGTCGCTTCATTAACGTTTCCGCTACCGCGACTTGAAACTCCTAGTTTTACTCCGCTTTCTAACATTGTTGTTATAATGTTTCCCATTGGAGTAGGTAATAGCTTTAGTTTACCGTAGCCATTCGGACCTTCCATCCACATCTCAGTAATCATATGAGATACGCGATCTAAATTAATATTTAAATCGTCTGGATGATCACATTCACCTAATACAGAATACCCTTTAGTTACTTGTTCGTTAAGTGTATTAACAGCCCTAGTAATTTCTTCAACTGGATACACACGTTGATTCGCGTTTTTAACACCACCTTGCACAAATACACCTTTCATATGAAGGTCTTTGCCGCCGTTTTTATTTTCAGTATGTTCTGTAATAATCCCAGCTTGGTCGTATGTTAGATTTTCTTGTAGGTAAAATGCCATGATTTATTAAACTTTCTTCAAGCTATCAATTTCTTTCTGGTGTGGTTCTGTTGTTGCATCAGATAATTTACCTGGAGCACTCACTTTTCCACCTTGTTCTTCTTCGCTTTGTGCAATGTTTTTAGCATTTGCTGCATTACCTAATGGATTTTTACCAGCTACTGTAGACTGCTTGTTAATACCTGCAGAACCACCTGTTGCTACTTCTTTACCACTTTCAGTAGTTTGACCTGTTTCGCCAACTTTTTCAGTGTACTCACGTACAAATGATTCGTCAGTTTCTTCATCACCCATGTCATCATCAACTGATACATCGTTAATAAGGTTGTCTGATGCATCACCACCTAATTCTTCATCGTCAATATCGTCAACTTCGTCATCTTCGTCTGCAACCAGTGTTTCAAACTCAGCCATTAAGTCGTCTAGTTTATCTTCTAAATCAACAACACGGTCTTCTAATTCGTCATCGTCTGCTGCAAATTCGTCAGCATCTGCTGAATATTTATCAGCATCTGAATCAATGTTATCATCTTCGTCGTTATCACCGTCGAAGTCATTTTCTGTGTTAAATCCTTCTTCGTCAGCAGCAATGTCGTCATCTAAACCGTTGATATCGTTTTCATCTTCTGACATTAAATTTTCGTAAATGTCACGTGACTTTTCTACAACAATCTGATGGAACAATTCGCGTGCCGATTTATCTTCGTCATTAATAACGAATTCTATCAACTGTTCAAATTTATTCATTTTGTTTCTCCTGGAAAAATTGTTTCTACTTTTATTTACTAGTTCGCAAATAATCTACTCACTTAACCACCTTTTTTGACTCTTTTTTGTCAAAAATCGATATTTTGTTTACAAACCAGGCATTTCGCCACCTTCTACTGGCGACGAATATTGTTTCTTGACTTTTGCTAGTTTTGTTCGTTGTTCATATGTTCGCACATCATTCATTCTGCGAATCTTGTTTATTTGTCGCAATGTGAGTTTTGTTTTTCGTAGATCTGTGAGTTTTCGATTACTGTCGTTGTCATCTTCTAGATCAGTATAGCCACTTGTTGCTGGGTTAAATAATTCAAATAAGTTCATGATAATATTATTTACCTAAATATTTACATCCGGCATATCCTGAGCAACATCAGGAGGTACTTCACCCAAGTCATCATTTCCTACGCTTTCGTCACCTGTAAAATCTTCGTCGCCAAAATCTTCCGAACTGCTCATTGTTTCTAAATCACCGTCGATACCACTTGGGGTTATTCCAACTCCGCGCATATCACTACCTTCAGCATCACCTTCATTCGGAGCATCAGCTTGTTCTTCACTCCATAATTTTTCGTTTTCTGCTATTTCCTCTTCACTTAGTCCTAGATAACGTGATAATAAGAATCGCTTCGACAAATATGATACTTGCTCAAGACTCGAAAATGCACCGATACGTACACTATCTAATTCAGCCATTCTATAATGTGCAAAGTTTTGAGGTTCACAAAATCCCAGTGTAAATAGCGAACTATCTATATTAAGACCTCGCCAGCGCATAAACATTTTAAATTCATCGTCTAATTTTTCAATTAAAAGACGCTGTAACCGCTTGCAGTATTGATTAAATCGATATTCTTGTATTAGTGCAGTGCCTACTTTACCGTCATTTAATCCTCGTTCGCCTTCATCTGGTCCTGTTGGAAGATAGCTACTAGGTATACGTAAACCTCGCATCATCTTATTTGTAAAGAATCGTAGATCATCAATTTCACCTAGGTTTTGACCTCCGGGTAAAGTATCTACTGATGATCCGCGGCCATCTGCTGTCTGTGGGAAAAAGAAATCTTCATTTGTACTAATTGGACTATATGTTGCATCCATTGTACTTTGACCGCCACTTGACGATGGTATTCTGCGTTGGTGTATTTCATTTTTAATTCTATCTACAAATGCCATTGCCATATGACTCGGCATTGTACCAACATCAATTTTAAATACTCGTCTCTCTGGGGCTCGCTGAACACGGTAAATGATAATAGCATCTTCTAGTAATTCTTTTTGTTTATACACTTTAAATATTGTTTCTAGCACACTGGTACCAAATGGCCAATTGACATCTAGGCCTTCTGTTAAACTGATATGGACAACGTTCTCAGCAGCAATTGCTTCTTCGTTTAATGCAGTTTGAAATCTGCTTCCGCTGTTTGATACTGAATAATTTGGCATACTGTACGATGGTGTACCACCGCCTCCAGCAGCCGGGTTTGTACCAAAATTATTATCTGCTGAAATTTTTGTTACAGTTAGATTTTGGAAATTAGGATTTATATCTTTAAGAATATACTGCTCTACTTCTTTACCTTCGGATTCATTGACAATTACACGTATGACATTTACCATGTCTACCCAGTATAATTCAAATGTTTCTGGATCACGTACAAATATTTGATCACCATATTTAATTGTGTTACGAAATATTTTAAATATTCGTTGATCAAATTTATTAAGTTTTACCCATTGTTGAAGCTGTGTTTTAATTAATTCAACTTCGTGATCAGTTGGAGGATCAACATAATTAACTTCAAACGGTACTTTAGTTTGTTCGTTTTCCTGTGTTGAAAATTCAGCAAGTATATCAAGTGCAGCATTTATTTCCGAATCTTGATCCATTGCTTCATATTGATTGTATCTCTCTATACGATTTGGATGACCAGTATATACCTCAGGTAAGCGATTCTGATAATTTTTATATCCTGCATTAAGAGATTGACTAGATCTACCACTAAGTGGTGATGATGAGCCATCTGCGTTTGATGCTATCTTGAAATATTTTTTCCACCCAGTTTTTTTTGTTGCTGCCATTATTCAACCTTTTGATTTCTTACGAACCAGATAAACACAATATCTTGCATCTGATATTTAGTTTGTATTTATCTTACAGAGAAGATGACGCTAGTTTTTCCTGTGCTTTAGCTGTTCTATCCATAGCATCGGCAGTTTTTCCCATTGTATTAAGCATTGATTGTGTCAGCTTAACATTTGTGGCCAATTGAGAAACTGATTCTTTCATTGTGCTATGCATATTTTTAAGTTCGTTTGAAACCGGTGTCATATCACTACCATTTTTGTTAGCAAAATCTTCAAGCATTGTGTGGTATGCATCAGTAAAGTGTTTAGGAAACATTCCATTATTAACAGGTGTTACCATCTCTGTGCCATGCAAATTGGCACTAAATCCAGACATTGGTCCTTGCATTAATCCCCCGTTAAGTGCGCCAGGGGTTTTTTTGTTATTAGGTTGTGTTAATTCTTTGATTAATTTTTCACTATCTGCATGATTAACCAGTTTGTACCAATTACTTTTGCGCATAATTTCGGCAATTTTATCAGTCTGCTGTTTAGATATTGCTACCATTACTTTATCAAGATCTGGAAAATCAGCTAATCCCATATTTCTTGTTAAATTTCTTCCCATTTGATGATATACTTCTGGAAGATTTTTATATTCTGAATTACGTTTATTTTTTGCTGCATCATAATCTTTAAAAGAGGAGTTGAATTCATTTTTATCATAACGCTTAGTACCAAGCCAATAATCGTGATACATGTTTACTCCCGATTCCTTGCGTAGATCCTCCGGGTAATGCTGTAATTTAGTTGCATTCTCAACTGTTGAACCGGTTAGCAAAGTGTTGTTTAGCAATCGATTAGAGGTTGATAATTCTTTTACCGATGATTCAAATGATTTCTTGCTTGATGACGGACTGAATACATCTTTTAACATTGCATGAAGTTGATCTTTTATTGCATTCCACCCATTTGTCCATCTAGTTTCACCATCTTCTGGGTCTTTTGACATGGCTTTTAGGATTTTTGAAGAAGATGATACAACTGATTCAACGCCGCCTGCTAGCCCTGCTAATATTTTTGTATAGCTCTCTTCTCCTTCAACTAATACTTGAGCTGTACTAATATTAACTTTTTCAAATTTTCGTTTAACATCAGCTGTCCCTGAATTACTATTTTTTTCAGCATCTAACTTTTTTTTGAACTCTTCGTTTGACAATTCGATTAATGATGCACCGTTTTGTATACCTTTGATGTATCTATCATTGCTAGCAACCAAATCAACATCTTGTGAAGATAATTTCATAATATTTTTTTCGTGCTTCACCATGTTTGGCTGAATAATTTTATTTTGTATATCAAGCAGTGACATGCCGTTATTAAGTGCATCTATGATTCTCTGCATTATTGCACCATTTGATATCATAACTCGTTGGCTGGCATCTGTGTTTGTTATACCAGTTACACTATCTTTAAATGCAGTACCAAATTCTCCACCGTACTTAGACACCATCGATACTGCACCTAAAAACCGGACTTGCTCCTTATTAGTCAATGTTGACATTTTAGCAGCAAATCTATTATTTGACATTGCTTGCTCTTGCTCACTCATTAACTGTTTTCTAGACTTACCTGTTAAATGACTTATCATATTCAGTTCAGTTAAGTATGATGCTGTGGCACCGGCTAGCTCGTGTTGATCCAGTGTTGTTTGTTTGCCGTATGCACCTGTTAATTTCATGTATTCAGCTGTTGCTTCAGTAAAATCATCTGTTGACATACCTAACTGTCTAAGACCTGTTCCTAACGATCCATTTGCTAATACATTCATTGTCTTACTAAATTTTGTTACGCCATCAGATGCCATTGTTCCAAACATCGACATAGTTTCTGCATTATTTTCTACAACTGAGGTATATGTCTTGAGNCTTGTTCCAGTTTTACCCCACTCTTCCTTGAACTGAATCATTCCTCCAGAACCAAGAAGACCTGCTGACCCCAGTCCCGATAATGCATCAGTTGACCATTGTACTTGATTTGCCATGAGATCAAGTGCCGCAGAAGCAGCCTTGCCCACAATCGGTATGGCACCAATTGATTTAGAAAATAGCGATACTGTCTGTGATATTGTTGCTGTCCCTTCTCCAACTGATCTAGAAAACGAATTTATTTCACGAGTTGCCGATCGGTATCCGGTCTGTACTTTTTTTAATGTTTTGTTATATGAACTCGTTTCTTTGTCCATATCTTTAATTGACACACCGGCTTTTTTAGCAATAGCTGATAACCGGACGAGCTCAGCTGACATTTGATCCCGACCTTTTTTACTGCTCTTGTTAGAACCAGCTAAATTATCTGAAATATTATTTAACGTCTTTATAAAATTGTCAACGTCTTCACTATTCATATCTGCCATAAAATTATCCAATAAATACCCATATACAATTATTTATGGTAAATTTATGACAACATTAAACAATCCTCTACAACAACATTTTAGACACCCTTCTATTTTTTTACAATTGCCGTCAAAGGGTAAATTTTGGCCTGACTCAGCAATTGATATCCCTGTATCAGGAGAAATTCCTATTTTGTCAATGACAGCACTTGATGAAATTGCAGTACGCACTCCAGACGGTTTACTCAATGGCGAAAGTACAGTTTCAATTATACAGAGCTGTGTGCCAAATATTCACGATGCGTGGTCAATTCCAGTAACAGATCTCGATTCAATCCTTGTTGCAATCCAAATTGCAAGCTACGGTAACGATCTAGAAATTTCAACGTCTTGTCCATCTTGTAACGAAACAAGCGATTTTATTGTTAATCTACATGAAATTGCAGATAAAATAGCAATGGGTAATCCAGACTATGATACTCCATTTGTTATAGGAGATGTTTCTGTTAAACTTGCACCAATGACATACCGTGATTTAACTGATAATAATTCAATTCAGTTCGAAGAACGAAAAATACAACAAATATCATTCGACGATACAATATCATCAGATGAAAAAATTAGTCTAATAAACGAATCGTTTAAAGCAATATCACAGCTTAGTATCGGAGCTGTTGCAAAATCAGTTATATCTATAACAATCGACAATGCTGTTGCTACTAATCGTGACCATATCGTTGAGTTTCTGAAAAATTGCGATGGTATGTTTTACAAAAAGCTTCGTAACCATCTTGCAAACTTGAAACAATTATCCGAAGCAGATCCAGTTAATATTGTTTGTCCAGACTGCAATCATCAATACACATTACCATTAACACTAGATATGTCCAATTTTTTCGAATAAGGCTCATGACAACAACTCTCGATGATATTGAGTCGTTAATCGAAAAATACGAGAAGGAAGTTGCTATTATAAAACATGATAGTCTAAGAATGGTTTGGGGTATGCGTGGGGGAGTAACTTACAGCGAAGTTATTAATATGTCAGCAGATGAACGAAAAATTATAGCCGACATTATTGATGAGAATATGGAAACAGCGAAAAAGACACAACTTCCTTTCTTCTAAAAATATAAAAATATAAGAATTAAGCGCATTTATTGCGCTATTTTTTTGATTATACATCACTCAAAAGGTATCTTAACAGTAGATTATGTCTAAGACATTATGATTTTATTACTCAGAAGGTATCTTAATTGCGAATGATTATGTTAGTGATGTACACGTACATCAATTCGTTTCGCTATTGCTCACTCATATCTTTTTTTTCTCTAGACTAGAAATATCATTTTTTGAATTATTATGTTTTTAATAGTGATAATATATCTCCTGGACGGAGCCTATTCATACAGATGAGTTCAGAATTTGCCCGTTAAGAGCAAATTCTAATAATTTCATACGAGTGTATTATCAGGGGATTAAAATGATTACCTTATTAGCTTACGGCGCGAAGGCGGTTGACCGGTACCTTCTACATTGGTATTGGAATCTTGCGGGATTCTCAACGGGAAACTGTATCTCACTAATCGCCTCACGAGATACAGAGTTGCGGTTGTATATTTTTAACATTGCCGCATCATTAGCCATGTGTAAATTCGTTATATCGCTCTAACCAAATGCGTTGTATGTTGGCATATCGCATCATCATCTGGAGGGGTAGTGGTTAAAGTTTCTGCTACTGCTCAGGGAGTATCTCGCTCTATTCGGCGGTGTTACTGTATGCTTATCATCTGTCTGCATACTCGACGTTTTTCAGTAGTTATGGCTAATCAATATGCTCTCTGCATCTTTGTATCCAGCGAGGCACAAGAATAAATTCTTGCCTGGCTCTTTCATCCTCGCCATAATGGTGCCCCTGCTTCCCTCGAAGACTTACAAGACCAACACTAGCTTCATATCAAGCTATTGCAGATATTATGCTGCCGTTCGTTTCCATAATAAATTTCCTGTCGAAATAACATTTAGCTATTTCAGTCGATGTAACATTGTTTTTCCTGTTATGACCTTAATAAATTTCCTGTCGAAATAACATTCAGCTATTTCAGTTGATATGACCCTAATAATGTGACCTTAATAAATTCCCTAATAATGTGACCTTAATAAATTCCCTGTCGAAATAACATTTAGCTATTTCAGTTGATGTAATTATTATAATATACACTAATTTGCATATCAACTATTTTGGTAAATTTCGTTGTTTAATATCTTCCATTAAATCTTTACTAAGTCTAAATTTAATAGCACCGATATTTCCGTTATAGTATTTTCGTTTCCCTGAGGGCAACGTTGCAGATAAAACTTTCTCCTCCCATTGTATTTCTACTTCGCGATATGAAAGTTCACCTTTTGTTCTACATAATTCAATAATCTCAAAAATAAATGCATCTTTTCCGATAATCTTTATTTCTTCGTTTATCATACGAGAACTAGTTGTATATTCTCTCCAACCTGAATCTTTTGTTGATTTTCTTTTTCTCTTTTTGCCTTTAAGTGGGGGTTTAGTTACAGCTGATCTAAACTGTTTTCGTCCGATGTACTGCATATCTGTCTGGATATTTGTAACTCTATAAACAAAACCCCACCACTCATCTGGATCGAAATCTTGTGAGCAAATCCAGTGGCCTAAATCCATTAAAAATCCTTATTAGTTAAAGCAAGTGTACTTACCACTAATAAAGATTAGGTAGATAAAAATGAAATGTGTTATTCTAGATCGGTACTGTACGAAGTAAATCCATGTTCTTTAATCACTTTAAGGACATTTGCAACACGACCAACAAGTTCATCCCTGTGTGACACAAGCCACACACTCTTGTTTCTTTCTCGTGCCATTTTCTTAAGCACTGCAATACTGCTTTCGACACCTACTGAATCCATGCCACTATCTATCATTTCATCTACAAACAATAAATTAATAGGTGAATATAAGCTTTCCCATACGTCACGGAATGCCCAACTCAGACTTAATATAAGTCTGTTGCGTTCGCCACGTGATAAATTATCAAAGTCTAAATCTCTCCCAAGTTCCATAATCTCAACAGATAAATCATTCTGGAATGTTACTGTGTGTGGCAAGCCGATAGCATCAAGATAATAACTTAACCTCGAATTTAAATACGATAAATTTTGTTCAATGATTTTTTTACGTACAAATGAATCTTTGTTCGTTAATAATTTAAGCAAAAATTCTTCATGTTCGTATACGCGATTAAAATTATTTAGATTATCGTACGAAATTTCTTGTATAGCTGATGCCTCCATATCTAAAATCTGATCATCGTANGGATCATCTNCCTTGTTCCTAATCTCTAATTGGGAGGCCAGTGAATCTACTGTGCTTCTATGATTGTATGCTTGATCTGCAGAATCATAAAATACTGTGGGTTGGCTTCCTATATCGTCATATTCGAGGTGAGCAGATTTGTAATCATCCTCCTCACCTTTTAATCGTTCTAGATCAGACAACGACTGATTCAGTAAATCTGTTTTAGCAGCAACCATTTCGTCGTGTTTATTATCGCGTAAATCATTCCCACATGCATAACATTTATTATCTTTGATGCTTTCTAATTCACCGGTTAGTTTAATAACTTGCTTTTCTTCTTTGCTGATACTATGTACTAATTTACTAAGGGCAGAGGTGATAGCTGCCTTTTCAGCAGTCCTAGTTTGATAAATGCTTAATTGTTTGTGCGCACTTATTTCGTTGTCAATATCAATGTGCGATAATTCTTCTAACGACGAAACAAGTTGGTCAACATCATCTTTCTTTTTCTTTTTCCACATTTGCTGTCGTCGCTTCAGCCCACTAATTTGCTCTTCAATATGCATGTTAGCTTCTTTGATAGCTGTGATTTTAAAATTTTCTTGTGTAATTTTATCTTTTGTTTCTTTGTGCTGATCTTTAATTTTATCTGCTTTTTCAGATAATAAAGTGATGCCAAGTAACTGTTCAATGATATCACGCTGATCATTTGCACGTAATGATAAAAAAGGTGCAGTGTAGGTATTAAGTGCAATCACATGCTTAAACATATCGTGGGACATACCTATAATAGCCTCTATTTCTTTTTGTGTATCACGACTATCACCTTGTGCACTGTCATCTTTATTATCTAGCTCGATACTGTTTACAAATAGTTTAAGAATATTTGGCTTACGTCCTCGTTCAATACGATATTCTGTGCCATTACAGTTAAATTCAAGTGATACAAGCATTGCCTTATTATTAGTACCGTTAATTAGATTATCTTTTCTGATATTAGTTAACGCGCCTCCAAATAGTGCATAACTGAGAGCATTGATAATTGTCGTTTTTCCGGTACCATTTCTGCTACCATCTCCCCCTAAATCTAAATTCTCTCCTAATACCAGTGTTAAATCTGTTCTGTTAAAATCTATTGCCTGTGTTGCGTTTCCTACACTCATGAAATTTTTCACGGTTAGTGTTTGTATATTGATCATAAATTATTGTAAATATCCATAAGTAATTTGTTGTCATAGAAGTCACTTTCTATTGATGTAATCTGTTGTGTTACAATTTGATCAACTGATTCAAAAGTAACATCACCTGGTGCTAAATCTGTGCTAATATCTCGCTTTTTCGCTTGCATTAACCCAACTTCGCGTAAATTATATTTTGTAATAAACGTATCTTTAATAAAATTGGCCTCTTCATATGTAATATCAATNTCCAGGTCTAATCGCACGTGCNTATTAGGTAGGAAGATATCATCAGCTTTATCAATAGCTGTACTAAGTGATGATATTAAATATAGTGGTTGGCCAGGCCAAGAATGGTACTCGGGCTCTTTGCCCCATTCTATAATAGCGGCACCGCGTTCTGCATCACTGGCATCAGCAAAATTATGTGGAAAACAATTTCCAATATATCTAATATTGCTGTTGTGTTGCCGCATATGAAAATGTCCGCTATATACCTCGCCGGCCTCTTTAAACGATGTCGAATCTATTTCACCATGATCAGGCATTGCCACCATTGCATTCATCATAAAATGCGGTAGTTCAAAATGACCCAGCACATATTTTGAATTTAGTGATTTAATTTTTTTGTGATCGTCGCCTACTAGCCACGGCACAATAGATACATCGCCTTCTTTAAACCAATCGTTAATAATGTGGATATTCGGAATATGCTTTGCCCACTCCACCCCGTGTATATCGCGCTTGTCACGATAATATAAATCGTGATTCCCTGGAATAAAATAAAAATCGTCGAATGCATCAGATAATTTTTCTAATGATCGGACACTATGTGAAAGTGTTTGTAAATTAATACTTGCACGATGGTGATGCCAGTCACCTAAAAAGAAACCTGTTGTTGCTCCTTTTTCCTTTGCAAGACTAATGGCCCAATCAATGAAATTGTCACAATCTTGTATGTGTTGCGCAGAATTGTTTTTAAGCCCATAATGCAAGTCAGTAAACATTATTGCTTTTTTAAATAAATTTGCCATATTATCCTTTAGCTTTTTGATTTATCGTGCAATTGTCTGAGTGTTTGCATGTCTTCTTCACCTGGAAATTTCATCTCAGAATTTTGTCGTGTCCATGATGGATTTAGTCCGTTCATTTCTAATATATCATCTCGTATATTTTGATTTTTCTTCTCGATATTTAATACTCGAGTGAACGAATTTGTGATAGTTGCGGTATAATATGCAAATGGATTTTGTGATTTAAATTCGTTAAATTGCAACCCAATTTGACTTAATTGCATTAACGCTTGTCCACGCATTTCTTCATTGTATGTGTAGCCTCTCCAGTTAGATCGTGTTGCATAACGTTCGCATAATTTAATAAACATATT